GTCGCACGGCAGACCGCGAACACGCCCCGCTCCCCCGCCGCCTCCGCAGCCGCCGCCGCCGGCGCAGCGTCCACCGCGGCCCAGCAGGCACAGACGACCGCGACAGCCGCTCAAACCGACGCGGGTACCGCACGTACCGACGCCGCATCGGCGAAGGCTCAGGCAGCCACAGCAGCAGGCACCGCGAACGGCGCGCAGACCACTGCCACGCAGGCTCAGGCAGACGCCACCCAGGCCCGTACCGACGCAGCCACCGCGTACCAGACGGCAGCCGCAGCGAAGACCGCGGCGGACGCGGCCAAGACCCGCGCGGACGAGGCGGCGGCGGCAGCGTCCACCGCTCAGACCGCGGCGCAAGCAGCGCAGACGACAGCTACGTCCGCTGGGCAGGCAGCAGCGCAGGCACGATCCGATGCCGCGGCAGCACAGTCCACCGCGGACACCGCGAAGACGAACGCCGCGACCGCACAGAACGCAGCCAGTGCAGCTCAGACCACCGCGCAGCAGGCCGCGTCGACCGCAGCATCAGCCTCGACCGCAGCGGCAGCAGCCCAGTCAACCGGCAACACCGCCGTGACGAACGCGGCAGCCGCGAAGACAGCCGCCGACAACGCGCAGACCACCGCCACCCAGGCCGCGTCCGCCGCATCGGCAGCGCAGTCGACGGCCACCGCGGCTCAGACCGCGGCAAGCAACGCGCAGACCGCAGCTACGGCAGCCAGCACAGCAGCAGCCGCCGCTCAGTCCACCGCGAACGCAGCACAGACCGCCGCCGCTACCGCACAAGCGCGAGCCGACGCGGCCTACGCCCTCGCCCAGGCAGTAAACGCGAAGACCCTCACCGCATCCCGCGGCGCGGCATCCACCCCGACCCTGCTCCTCGGCGGTACGCAAGACATCGTCGTCACCCTCACCCGCACCATGCCGAACACCAGCTACAACGTCGAGGTCGTCGCCGACCCAGCCATCCAGGCCGGGTCCAACTGGACCGTCAAGACGAAGACCGCCACCAGCGTCACCCTCACCTTGAAGGCAACCCTCGCCCTCGGCGTCGCCTCCCGCGTGGACGTGACCGCCTGGTACTTCGGCTAGGACGTCGCGTACACCGTCACGTCGTCGTAGTCCGTCACCCAGCCGCTCGCGTCCTGCTGGTACATGGCGTCCGTCACCATCACCGCGCCGGCCTGCGTGATACCCACCGACCCGGACGTGTCCCACGCGGACGGCTCCGACGTCCCATCCGCCCACATCTTCGTCCGGAACACCGACCCGACAGCCTCAGTCCGCCACCAGTACCACGTGTTCGCCGACAGGGACTTCGACACCGACGCAGCACCCGTCGGGCTGCCGCCCTGCCCAGCGGTCCACGTCTGCAACGCCAGCGTCTTCGACCCGTTGTCGTAGTTCGCGGACAACGCGTTCAGGTTCGACGTGCCTTGGGCGTAGTTGCCGACGTCCCCGGCGAGGCGGAGGAAGTTGCGGAGGACGTGAGCGTTCGCGTCGATCCTGACGCGGTGGACGATGCCGACGTTCGACACTGCCGACACGACAGCCTTCGCCTCACCATGCCAACCAGAGGAGTTGACCGACGTCATCCGGCCAGCACCGCCGACGACCGTGAACGTGTAGTTGCCGCCCGTCACCCACTTCGACGCGTCCCACACCGAGCCGGCGAACGAGTCAGCCATCAGCGTCGACGGGGACGTCGTCGACCCACCACCGCCACCGCTGGCCGGGTCCGGCGTCAGGTCACCCGACACCAGCCACGTGTTCGCGGCGCGCTTCCGCAGCCGCAGCGACGAGAACTGAGCCCGAGCAGTCAACGCCTGCGTCGGCGACTGCACCGTCACACCGGTTCCCGGGACCACCGTGACTGTGCCCGTACCGACACGGACGACCTCGACGACAGTCCCGACCGGTAGGGACACCGCGGCGTCTGACGGCAGGGTGAACGTCGCCGCACTCGACGCGGTGATCTCCACCGTCACACCCACGTCCGTCGCAGACACCGTGTACGACCCCGTCGCAGGCACGAGCTTCGCCGACGGGATGCCCCACATGGTGCCCGTCAAGTCGTAGATCGACCCGGACACAGCGACGGTCTGCAACGCGTTCCGGACTTCCAGGAACGCCGCGCGGAGCTGGTTCCAGTCCGGTGCGATCGGTGTGTCGTCGCCGGTGGTGTGGGCGTCGGGGACGGTCTGAGACCAGGACGGGGTAGGCACCAATGCTCCTAGAAGTTGTCGCCGAAGTCGTCTTGGAACGTCGCCCCAGACACGGTCGTGTTCGGGTCACCGTGCCCATCAGACGGGGTCGGGTCAGGATCGGGCGTCGGGTCCGGGTCCGTGTCCGCGGGGACAGGCCACGCGAGGTACGCGCTCGCAGCGAGCTCCGACTCCAACGCGTCCAAGTCGTTGCCCGTCACGGCCTGACCGGAGAAGACGGAGTCACCGAGGTACCCGCTGTAGGCGTTGTCCCCGTCGCTGTCTCGCGCACCGACCGTCAGCCCGGACAGGACGGACCCCGTCGGGTCAGTCAACGGCGCCTGCCCGATGACGTTCCCGTTGAGCCGGAGCGTCACCGTCGCGCCGTCAGCGACGACCGTCACCACGTACGTCCTGCCGGCCTTGACCACACCCCCAGTGACCGTCGCGTCCCAGTCCCCGTACAGGGCGGACGCGTCAGCCGCGGCCCCCGAGTTCGACGCGAGGAAACGGATCGTTTTGCCCGCCGTCACCGACAGTCGGAACACGCGGTCCTCGGCGAGGATGTCCATGTCCTGCCACGACCCCAGCGTGTCGGGGATGCGGAAGACAGTGCCCATCGTGAACGACGTCAACCCGGACACGATGCGGCCCGTGTTCAGCGACGCACCGCTCACCTGCCCGCCGTTGTTGAACGACAGCGCCGGGTACGACGCGCCGTACCCGTTGGGCAGGTACTGCACAGCGAGCGGCGTGAACGACCCGTTCCGAGACAACGCGACCGTGTTGCCTGTGACATCCCCAACGGACGTGACAGCCTGGGACGCGGACCGCGACACCTGCGACATGGAGAACCACGCCACCAGACCCGGCACCTTGTACAGCGTGTAGTCGGTGGAGGCGTTCCGCTCCAACAGACTGACCCGCGCCATCAAGTCCTGGAACGCGGCAGCCGTCACCCAGCGGACGTCACCGTCCTGCTGGATCTGCGTCTGCAACTGCTGCAACGCCTGCGACAGAGCATCGACTGTGACGTAGTTGCCAGACCCGGGGCTGCTGGTACCGCCGTCGTAGCCGGCGCCGAGGAGCGCCGCGGGGATCTTCCCCGACGCGTCGAGGCGGGCGACACCGAGAGGACGGTTGAACAGGGCCGTCGTCAGGACAGAAGCGGCAGGGGTGATCTTGACGGCGTCGCCGAGGGTGTCGATGTACGTCGTGCCACCCGTGTACGGCAGACTGATCCGCCGTTCGCTTTGCCGGTTCGGTTCCTTGACGACCCACACCCAGCCCTGCGGGTACGTGGCCGGGTCGTCAGTGCTGCGGAGCTGCACCGTGAACTTGCCCGCAGCGTCGGTGATGACCTGGACCTTCGCGGCCTGGTCACCACCGAACTGCCCGTGGTAGTTGAGGTCGGTGACGACGACGTCCGTGCGGAACGTGACAGCCTTCCCCGCCATCGGAGTGCCGTCGTCGTTGAAGTACTGCCCGATGAGGGTTTCGAGGAGCGTGCCAGTCGGCCACACCATGATCCGGACCTCTTCCTACCGTGCGACCGGCGTCAGTTGGCGTTCTTGCTGTACTGGGCAGACGCAGCCTTCATCGCGTTCACACCCGCAGTCTCACCCAGCCACATGTACGAGTCAGCCGACGTGTACACACTGTTCTGTCCGATCGACCAGTAGAAGATCCCCGCCACCTGAGACGTCCCCAAGTACCCGGCAGCCTTCTGCCCGATCAGCTTCGCACGTCCAGCGAACGTCGTCGCACCGTTGTGACCTGTGTTGCCCGTCCCCGACCCGTCACTGTTCGCGTCGATGCCGAACTCGCCGATGATGATGGGCTTCTTCGTGGACGTCGACGTCGACAGGATCCGCTGCAAGTGAGGCGACGCTCCCTGCACAAGCGAGTCGTACTCATGCATCGACAGGATGTCGATTGAGGGGATGGACGCGACGTCCGCGAACGCAGGGACACCGGAGTCGGAGTACGTGGCGTTCGTACCAGTCGACACGAGGTGCGTCGAGTCGTTCGCCTTGATGGCGTCTGCGATCTGCTTGATGCCGGCCTTGTCCTGCGGCGGTTCGTTCGCCACTTCCCACGCCATGATCGTCGGGTTGTTCCGGTACTTCGTGACGATGTCCGTGATGTGCGACTGGTACGACCCGAAGTTCGACTTCAGGGTGTCCCAGTTCGGGCCACCGGACCCGAGGGCGTCGTACAGGGTGACGACGAGGCGGGCACCGTTCGTGCCGGCGTACTGGATGATCCGGTCGAGGCGGGCCAAGTCGCACCCAGGCAGGGCCCACACCCGGTCCGTCATGCCCGCGGCGTAGTTCTTGTAGTACGCCGCATCGTCGGTGATCTGCCGTTGCGCGTTCGTCGGGCCAAGCATGTTGACGGCGTTCCAGCCGACGGACTTGTACTCCTTGCCGTTGAGCAGGAGACCAGCCTTCGTCGTGTTGAGGTACACGACCCCGTTGACGGGGGTCGTCGTGGCGGGCGTGGTCGTGCCCCCACCCGTGTTGGTCCCGCCGCCTGCGGTGGACGCCGTGTAGGCCGTGACGCGGGCGGAGATGACCGTCACCGTCGGAGTGTCCGCGGCAGCAGGCGTCAGCTTGATGGTGTGCGTCCCCGACGCGAGACCGGTGCGGGTGAAGATGACCGCAGTGCCGCGGGTGTCCGCCTGCTCCGACACTGCGACCGCGGTGCCACCGTCGATGCTGATGTTGACGGCAGTGTGGTGCGCGTCCTTCAAGGCAGTCAGCTCGACGTACGTGCCCGTGAACGTGAGGGTCGCGGACCCCGTCGTGTCGTGGGTGTAGTACTCCCCCGCTGACCCGGTACCCCAGGTCCCGACGTACGTGAACGCCGACCCGGGCGCAGTCACAGCAGTCGACGGGACGGTAGGTGCAGTCTGCGTCGCGGCAGTCGTCACGGACAGCGTCGCGGGGACAGGCGTAGCACCGGCAGACACGATCGGGGTCAGCGTCGCAGGGTAGGCGGTGGACGCTGCGAGACCCGTCGACTGGTACGTGGTGGCGTTCGACGCGAGCGTTACAGTCTTCCCCGCGAATGCGAGGGTATACCCAGTCAGCTTCGACGTGTCCGATGGGGCGGTCCACGAGAACGTGGCCGTGGTGTCCGTGACCGCGGACGTCCGGAAGTTGGACACGGCGACCGTCGATGCCGCGCCGGGGGTAGAGAGGTGCCCAGCGACGGACGGGGTGGGGATGCTGTTCCCCGTAATCCACGCCGACCCGATGACGTTGGACCGTACGGTCGTGCTAGCGGCGGTCTTGTAGGCGTTCACACCCAACCGGATCGTGGTGCCAGACGCAATGACACCCGTGTTGAACGTCGTAAGCGAAGCGCCGCCTGCGCTCTGAACACCGATGACGTCGGTACCCGTGGCAAACGATACGTCGTACCCTGAAGCACCAGAGACAGGGTTCCACGTAAGACGGTAGGTGCCTGGCGTCGCCCCGGCAGTGATGGTTACACCCGTCGGATCAGACACTGTGACGGGTGTAGGCGTACCCGTGTCGGTACCACCAAGACTGGCGAGCGCCACCCACGACACGGTCCCATCCGCAGCGACCAGAGGGATCGACGGGACCGTCGGATTGTTTGCTGGAGCCGTCAGGTACCGAGTCCCTAACTGAGGGACACGCGCGGACAGGGTAGCCAGGTCGACCGTCTGCTGGCTGACTGTGCCCGTCAATGCTTTCACGCCGTCCGATGCGGCCTTCGCCAAGTCACCAACAGCAGCAGGCTGCACCGGGTAGTAACGGGAACCAACCGACGTCGGCTTGATCCACAGCGTGCCGTACGTGTCGGGTGCTAGAAACTGGAAGTTGCCTGCCCCATCCGCTACGACCTGAGTAGCAGGCTGACCCGCAGTGTCTCGAAGATCGGGGATGGCTGGCCCGCCGTTGGTGGCAGAGACAGTAGCCGTCGCGCCGGGGACGGCGATGACGCTGCCGTCGGGCTTCAGGTCAGCAAAAAAGTCCGCTGCGGAAGCGCCATACAGTTGGTAGGCCACAGGTGTTTCCCCCCAGTCCGAATCAGAAAATCTCTACAAGAAAAGCGGCGGAGTCGACTTGTACCGTGCCGCCATTGAAATTCGCTGCGGTGACCGCCCTAAGCTGCACGATGTGGTCACCAACTGATGGAGAGATCAACAGCTCATTGAAATCCAAGGTGGCCTGTAGGGGGCCGGCACTGATCGTGTTACCGCCGATCACGCGCGATGCCGAGTAGTAACCGTCATCCACTTGGAGTTGCAGGATGATCCTTTGCCAGCTCGCCGACACGCCGGACCCTAGGGCCGTGCCCACTGTTGCGGTAATCCGTACCTTTTTGCCCGCTGTAGACACGCGGAACGTGCCAACAGGAATTTGTGCAGAGATGCCGCCAGTGGAGTTAGTACCCGACCACGGTTGAGACGTTAGTTTCAGCGTCTCATAAGTGGAGGTAGGTGTGACGGGGTTCGTGGTTCCGTTGGGTCCCTTGATGTACGCCTGCGGCGAGGAACCGCCGACCGTGTAAACCTGCCCCATCTTCACTCTTGCCAAGTCTACGTGCGCCGGGTCAGCGAATGCGATCACGCCTGTAGACGCGAACTCCCGGTCGTCAGATGCCGAAGACGGGGCGAGGGTAGCTGCATTGGCAGCCACAGTGACAGTGGCGATTTTCACTTCGTACACGCCAGAAGCAGAAGTACCAGACCGATTCAGAGCAGGTGCGCTACTAGAACTTCCTTGGACGATCTTGATACTGATGCGCGATGCGGGATCCGCCGACGAGTCGTAGCGGAGCACGACAAGATCAAGACGGGCGGTCGCTGAGGTGTTCGCGGCCATCACCAACGTCACGTTCGCGTCATTGCTGTAGGAGTAACCAAAAATCGTCGCCTGTCCCGGGTAAACGATGACCTGACGTACACCCGTAGCATCGGCAACCGCCTTCAACGACGTATCGTCAGGGGTACCGAACACACCCGTCTGCGCGAGGTTGCGGTGGTACCTAGACCACTCAGCCTCAGAAACTTGGGCATCGTCCGTCTGCGTGGCTAGAGGCCACGTCCGTTCAGTCACCTGCACACACCCCCACCCACATCAGTCCCAACCGCAACCATCACACACACCCCACCCATCACCCATAACGTCGCAACTCACTGAGCACCCAGACGGCGCACCTTCGCCTCCAACGTCCGAAGCCTCGTGTACTGGTTCGACGGCGCCGTGTCCGTCCCCGGAGGCCCAACCGCAGCCTTCACCTCCACGTACGACGAACCATCCCCCTGAGTCACCGTCACCTCACGGACCACATCCACCAGCGGATCAGCCGTCAACGGCAGCCACCACGGCTGATACTTCACCCGGTCGCCGACGGCATAGTCACGCCCGAACCGGGTCAAATCCGTATCCTGCAACTCAGCGTTAATCGTCCCAGTCGCCACACCCTCAGCGATAGCTTCCAGCGCCGACGCGACCGCGGTGTCGTAGTCAGGGGTGTCGCGCCGGTCCACGACGTCGACGACCGTCCGGCGCCACAACGCCGACTGCGCCAACGAAGCCGCCGTCGAGAAGTAGTTCACCGATCGGTCTTCGGCCTGCCCCTGCTGCAAAACGATGACATGCGTGACGGTTGGAGCAGACCGGGTCGTCTTCCCACCCACCAGCGTCCCCGTCTGCCGCGACAGCAACACGTTCACCCGGGTCACAGGCGTGTAGCACTCGAACACCAACGTCACACCACGCTGAACGACACGGAACCCGATGTCACCACCGGCCACCGCCAACGTCTGCAAGATCTCCAACAGGGAGTCATACCGAGCGGAGCCTGTCACCGTCATGCCCTCAGCACCGTCAGCGCCGACCGTGAACGCGTACTGCGGAATCGCCTGAAAGTTCGCGCGGACGTACGCGCGGATGACGTCGCCGGCGCGGCCTGTCCGCACGTCGTACGCCGCACCCGACTGACCTTCCGTGCTGATCGGTCCAGTGGGATACGGCAACGCTGGACGGTCCTTCACGTGGATCATGTCGGACACACCAGACAAAGTGATGACGCCAGTGTCCGACGCCGTCCACTCCTCGTCGTTCCCCGACCACGGACCCGACAGGACGGGGTCGCTGTCCGGGTTGTCTAGGTCTCGGACGATGACACCACCGCCCTCTTGGAACGCCTGCTGCACGTAGCTGCTGAGGTCAGCCCGCCGAGCTGTCAACGTCCACGTCGACACGTCATTGAAGCGGAGGACCATCTGCAACGACCGCCGCGGGATGACTCCGACAGTCGACAGGTCACCCCGGCGTGCTTCCACCTGAAGTCTCACGATGTGATGAACCTCGGCGTGTACTCGATGACGACCGTCGTGTCCGTCGTGGCGTCGGCGACGTCGATGGTGATGTCGTTGGACCCACGCAGCAGCGGCCAGAAGTCAGGGGTCCCCAACGTCAGCGAGAACAGGTTCTCTCCCGTACCGGACACAACAGACTGCCGGCGCGGTCGGGTATCGACGATGACAGTGTCGTCCTCGTCAAGGTCGAACAGGAACCGCATCACCCGCCCGGTCGTCCGGTTCGTCAACGCCACCGACGACCCCGGGCCTGTGATCGTCCACACCGGGTACGTCGGAACGTCGCCCTGGTTCACCGCGGTCGTCTCACCAATCACGGCAGACGCGGTCAGCTTCAACGGCAAGAACGGCGGGTCCAGCAACCCACCGCGGGACGACACTCCGAATGGAATCCGCACCGCGTCCGTCGCGTACCACCACGGGTCCGACGCGACGAGCTGCAACGCGTAGATCCGGTGCCACAAGCCGCGGGGGTCAGCGATGTCCTGCCCTTCCATCCCCTGCTCGTACGTCGCGTGCAGCAGCCGTGAAGACCCGTCAGGCTGCGTCACGGTCAGGACACCGTCGCCGCGGAGCGGGTCGAACGCCCGCATCACCCGCTGCTGCAACTGACGCCACCCGCCGTACGTGTCCAGGTGGATCAGCAACGGCAGGACAGGGTGACGAGCGAGGGCACGACGACCCACGATCGTCTGCCCGTCGTCGTCGATGTTCTGCTGCGTCACCAGCTCATACGGCGGCATGTCCACACCCTGCCGGCCACCGAGCCACGACACACCCGTCGAGCAGTCCCACAAGTCGATGACGTCCCCATCAGGCGACGTCCACGACCCCTGGACAATGCCGTACGTCGCGGCGTCACGCGGCACCTTCGGCGGCGGCGTGTACCCACCACCAGCACCGCCGCCACTGTCAGGCTGCGTCGGGGTGAACACGGGAATCGGCATGGTCTACCCCTCTCAGGCGTTCGCGTACAGCACGGCGTCCACAGCTTCCTTCTGCCGGATCAAGTCGATAATCTCACTGTCCGACCGGTCGGAAGCGTCGATGTTGTAGTTGACCTGACGGCCAGCCGTCGTCGCCGACGACTGACCACCCGAACGCCCAGCCGCAACGACAGACCCACCCGCCGCAGCGACCGTGTCCGCTGACACGCCAGCCAACGTCACCCGAGGGACCGTCAACTGCGTCGACGCCACCGACGACACGATGTCATCCAACGCGCCCGCCACCGCGCCAGCCTCAGCCGCGATGCCCTGCGCCAACCCGAGCGACATCATCCGCCCGACCTCGTCACGCATCACCGTCGACGGGGAGTGAATACCTACGGCATTCTTCGCGGCGGACACCGCAGACGACACGACCTGCGCAGCGGCGGAAGCGATCCGGCCCGCAGCCGCGCGGACCCCGTTCACCATGCCCTGAATCAGGTCAATGCCCGCGGAGTACAACGTGGACCCGACACTACCGAGCGCCCCTCGGACCTGACCGGGGATGCCACCGACAGCCGACAGCACAGCCCCAATGCCGCCAGTAACGCCGGACCGGAGACCGGACATCAACGCCGACCCACGCTCCACCAGCAGCGACCCGAACGACGACAGCGCCGACGTCACCTGACCCGGCAACGCGCGGATGACTCCAAGTACAGCGGAAACCCCGGAGGACACCGTCGACTGGATGGTGGAGATGGCACCCGACACGATTGACTTCGCCGTGTTCCACGCGTCCGTGAATGTCGACTTCACCGTGGACCCGAGGTTGTTGACGAAGCCGATCACCGCTGACACTCCGGCAGTGACCGTCGACTTGATGGCGTTCCACGCGTCCGACGCGAGCTGCTTCGCCGTGTTCCACAGTAGCGTGAACCCGGCGATCTCCGCAGCGACGAAAGCCGCGATGGCAGCCTTCACCGCGTTGATGCCAGCAGACACGACAGACGTGATCGTGTTCCACGCCGTCGACGTAGCAGAAGAGATCGAGGCTCCGAGGCTGGCGAAGGACCCCGTCAAACTCGCAGCTAAACCCGACACGAACCCCACGACGGCGTCCACACTCACCGACACGACAGTGGTGATGCCAGCCCACAGCGCGTTCCAGATGCCAGTGATGACAGCACCGATGGACGCGAAGATCCCACCGAGCGCACCGACCAGACCTTCCGCAACGGCGATGACAGCTATACCGATGCCTTGGAAGATCTGAAGGATGCCGTCCCACAACTGCTGCCAGTTGCCAGTGAGCAACCCGGCGATGACGTTGAACAGTCCCGTCAGGACAGTGAACGCGCCTTGGATGACGCCGATGACGGCGCCGAACACGGACGTCACCACGGTCAGAAGTCCTTGACCGAACCCGGAGTTGAACAAGGCGGTGATGACGGTGACGCCGGTCTGGACGATGCCGACGATGACTTGGAAGACGGCACCGATGATCGACCCGAGCGCCTGGAATGCGGGCCCGACGGTCCCGAGGATGGCGGTACCCAGCTCTTGCAGCGGCGGGAGAAGAGTTTGAGCGAGGCCAGACCCGGCAGCGACGAGCCCTTGGAACGATGAGACCAGTCCGGAGAAATCGATCTGGGTGACAGCGTCCTTGATGGCAGCGAACGCACCAGACAACGCTGGCCCAAACGTCGCCGCGAGCGACGCACCGAGTGCACTGATAGGGCCGGCGGCGTTGGCGAGCGGATCAATGCCGCCTGTCACGAACGACTTGATGGCGTCCGTGACGGGAGCTACTGCGGTGAGGACGTCGTCGAAGAATCCGAGGATGCCGCCAGCGACGTTGGTGAACCCGACGCTGATGGAACGCTTGAATGACTCGATCCGCGCCTGCGCAGTGTCACCGAGAGCGGTGTCCATCTGATCCGCTGCGCCTGCCACCTGACCGAGAGCGTCCACAGCCGTCGACGGGTCCAGCGAGTACAGCGCGGCACCCAAGTCTTCAGCTTGCGTACCAAACAGCCCTGTGGCGATGGCGGCTTGCTCCGCGGGGTCCTTCACCCCACGGAGCAGCGTGAACGTCTGCTCCAACGCCCCCGACGCGGAGTCCCCACCCTTAGCGATGCGGGCCTGCATATCCTCAGCAGACACACCGAGCGCCTCGAACGCCGTCTTAGTACTGGTCGACCCGTCGATAGCGCGGATGCTGAACTCTTTGATGGCGTCAGCGACGAGGTCACCGTCACGTGCGCCGGCCTTCAACCCCTGCGAGATGAGACCCGTCGCGGTCTGGCCGTCGATGCCAAGCTTCCGGAATTGAGTGCCGTACTCAGTCAGCGTGTCAATGTAGTCGTCGGACGCGTTCGCGCCCTTCTGGAAGCCAGCCGTGATGATGTCGAAGGCTTCCTTGCTGTTGTCAGCGAGGCCGGTCTTGATGAGCTGACCAGCAGCGCGGGTCGACTCTGAGACGTCGATGTCGAACGTCGACGCCAAGTCTTGCGCGTACTTGACGGTCTGCTGCAAGGCAGGGTCAGCGGCACCAGAGAATCCGCCGATGTTGTTGATCGCGGAAGCGATCGTGTCCTCAATGTCTTCAATGGACTCGCCGTAGTTCTGGGCGTACAGCGCGCCGGCTTCCTTGCCGTACTTCCCAGCCTCTTCTTTCGTGATCCCAAGCTGCGCTTGAAGCTTGGAGTTGGCGGCCTGCAAGTCAGCGGCAGCAGTGAAGCCCTCCACGAACAGGGCAGCAACAGCAACACCAGCAGCGGCCCACCCCAACGCAGGCAGAGCGCCGAGGACTTCCTCCCCGAACGCGGACCCACCTTCCTTCCCGCCCTCACGGAAACGGGAGAAGAACCCCTTGTTGGACTCCGACCCGGCACCCTCAGCTTCAGGAGTAGTCCGAGACGACAAGTCTTCCAAGGGGTTCGGAGGAGGACCACCACCGCCATCGTCGAAGCCGTTCCGGAAAGCCCGAGCTGCGTCCGCGGCGGCAGCAGCAGCCGCAGCCCGAGCAACCGCGTCAAGGTCCGGCAGGGGGTTCGGCGTCCCGTCGGGGCGGAACCCGCCAGTGAACGCGGCAGCGGCGTCCTGAGCTGCGCGCAACGCCGCTCGACGAGCTACCTCGTCAAGGTTCGGCAGCGGGTCAGGCGGAGCACCCTCACCCGGGTTGAAGTTCGACCGGAACGCACGTACAGCGTCCTGAGCTGCCGCCTCAGCAGCAGCCCGCGCCGCCTGGTCCAGGTTCGGCAACGGGTCGACAGGAGGTCCACCCGTGAATGCACGCCGCAACGTCTCCGCCGCGGCGGCACCCCCACGCTGGACGTCCCCATCAAACCGGGAGAAGTCAGCACGGACAGCCACACCGGCTTCGTCGATGATCGCCACCGGCTAGCCTCCCGCCATCCTCATCGCCGCCAACATCTCCGCCTGCTGCTCCGGAGACGCACCCCACGTTTCAGGGTCCAACCTTGCCGGGGTCCGACCCCACTGCCTCAACACGCTCTCAGCGATGTCACCCAACGCCTTGTCGTTCGCCTCACGCACGTCATGCCACGCGACACCACCCGCAGCGTCACGGCACATCGTGACGTACAACCACGAGAACAACTTGTGCGTCGTGAGCCCATCCAGGTCGACGCCCTGCTCCACCGCGCACCCCGACACCCACCCCTCACCGGCAGTGTCGGCCCACGCGACGAGAGCTAGAGCGCCTTCGTAGGGCGCCCCACGGCCTTCTTCGCAATCCACTCGGCGAGCTCGATGACAGCGGACCCGGCCAGCTTGTAGTTCTGCCCGTACACCACCGTCGAGAACCGACGCTTGGAGGACCACCGCTCCCGGTTGTTCCACTCGTCGAGACGGTTGTCCCACGACCCGTCGTCTTCATCTTCGCCACGGACAGGCTTGTCGGCGTCGACGGACAGACCGTCGTCGTCAACGAGAGCTTGGAAGACGAGCCGGCCTGCCATCTGCAATGCGGCAGAGTCAGACCCGCCGGAACGGATGAAGTCCATGACGGGTCCGGATCCGGGGTCGGTGTAGGAGCGGTAGTGCTCGCTGACGACCTGGTGCGCCTTCAGGTCAGCGAACTCAAGGTCGAACTCTTCCGTAGCGAACGGGTTCTCAGAGTGTCCGAAGGTAGGCATGGCCCCATCGTCTCGTGTCGTGACGGGTCAGTTCCGCGCCGCAGGCAGCGCACGCGTCAGGAACTTCTTCCCCGATGTTCCCGGGTGGTGCACGATCCGCGCGAACACTGTCCGCCCACCCGACGCGAACCGCAGCACACGCCGCGACCGCGGCCTGATGATGTGCGCCGGCGTCCCATCGTGGACGTACTTGGCGTAGTCGAGGGACGTGACGACGTACACCACGATCGAGTCCCCCACGACTTCCGGGCCACGCTTCACAATCGACGCGGCTAGCTTCCCCGTCTTTCGACCGGCAAGCTTTCGCGCTTCACCTTGGACGTTCGTAGCCCGCCGCACCATGTCCCGCGCCACACCGGCGCTACCCCCGCGGGTCGCTGAGAGGAGGCGTCGAGGGTCGATGACGAGGTCCCCGAGGGACACGCGGATCGGCATTAGAGGACGTCCACAGCGATTTGCAACGCGACCCCAGCCAGCCCACCCTGCGGCCCGGTCGGGGTGATCGCACTGACCAGCATCGTCGCCCGCACGCCGTCGGTGAGGAGCGCGTCCCGCTGGATGCGGACGACGACGTCACGGAGGACCGCGAGGTCCTTGAACGCTGCCTCCGCCGCATTGGTGATGTCGTCCGCATCGGGCGGGTTGCCGTCGTCTTCCATGACCGGCACATCCCGAACGATCTCCACCCGCAGTGTGATGTCAGCGATGACGACGCCACCCGCGGGGACACGCATCAACGCTCCGAGCTGGCCGGCAGCAGCGGACGCGATCCCCGGGTTCACGGAGACAGCACCCACGACGACCTGTTCACAGTCCCACGCTTCACCACCGGACACGCCTGGAGTGACGTACCGCCGCGCGGGGAGGTCGAATCCGAGGGTGGCGGCGGACTCCTCGACGGCAGCGAGGAGCCGGCGCGCGACGACCCAGAAGTCCGGCATCAGGAGCCAGCCATCGCCTGCGAGTGCGCCTGCAAGCGCGCCACTGCGGCGGTCTGGGTGGAGTCCTTGCCGGGGACGTACAGGGCGACGTCGTCGGTTCCGTACGCGGCGCCGTTGTTGTGGAGGTCAGCGTCGTTCTGCAACGACCAGAAGGCCGTGAACAGGACGTTCGCCTCAGCTCGGGACGCAGACTCGATGCCAGACGCGGTGGACTTCGACCAGGCGTACTC